CTATATCCGCAGTAAAATGCGAGACCGGTATATTTTTTTCATCTGTCACTACATTGGCTGTATGAGAAATTATGTTGCCGTTAAGACGTCTGATCACGTTTGATATTTCTCCGACCAAGCCTATTCTGTCGAGAGAGATCACTTCTATCCTTTTCATATTATCACTCCTGTAAATAAAAAATAGTCTGCCTCCGTGACAGACTGTTTGTTTACAGGTAAAAACCCTATACTACAGCAAGCACGGAGCCGTTTATTATACTAATAATTCCACACATATATTCCTGCATAACAAACACCTCCGTTAATGCATATTGAAATACTATGTTAATATTATACTATAATAAGCATACATTGTCAATAGGATTTCTATGATTTTGTTATTGACAAATACTTTAGCTTGCTATATAATCAGCTTATAACGAGCAAGAGGACTGTTCCTCATCGAAAAGGTTTGTAATAGATGGTGTATCGCCGCATATCGGACAATTATGGTTCAATTTCGGCAGCTTTACTTTACGCCATTCCATTTTCAGTCCGTCGAAAACAAGCATACTTCCGGTCAGTAACTCTCCTTTACCTGTGATATATTTTATAGCTTCGAGAGCTTGCATAGAACCGATTATTCCTGCCATTGCACCAATAACTCCGGCTTCACGGCAGCTTGGTACAGCATCTTTCGGCGGTGGAGCTTCAAATATACAGCGGTAGCATGGAGAAATATCGGGAACATACGTCATGAGTTGTCCCTCAAAACGGAGTATGCCTGCGTGACAGAAAGGTTTGTGTCCGAGTACACAGGCATCGTTTATCAGAAATTTTGTGGGGAAGTTATCTGCACCGTCGATAATAAAGTCATAGTCAGCTATCATGTCAGCGATGTTTTTGCTGCTGACGTACTCATGATACGTTTTAACTGTAACATCGGGATTGAGAGTCTTTATGGTTTCAGCAGCAGATAGGACCTTTGATTTGCCGACATCTTCAGTGGTGTGGATTATCTGTCTTTGCAGATTTGAAAGCTCCACATTGTCGCAGTCGGCAATTCCGATAGTGCCCACACCGGCTGCGGCGAGATACATTGCTGCAGGTGCTCCCAGACCTCCTGCACCTATGATCAGGACTTTTGAAGCAAGAAGTTTTTTCTGTCCTCTTACACCTATTTCTTTTAATGTTATGTGTCTCGAATAACGTTCGAGCTGCTGATCTGTTGTTGCCGTTCACGCAAAATGCAAAAAAATGACACGCAAAATACAAAAAATAATACTTTAGGTAAAAAAACAGCCACTTGAACTACAAATTTTCAAGTGGCTGTAAATTGTATTTAAACGATAATAAAACGGTATTTAAGCATTGATAATAATGCAGCTTATTTTCTTTCGAGCTGACCGCTGTATGTCTCATTGTCGATTATAAGCGTAACATTTTTGATATTCTTTTGAGGCTGTGGCTGGACTTGTACAGGTTCAGCTTTTTTGAATCCATTCAGTTCAGCATTTTTTATTATCACTGGATAGTCCATATACGCTTCGTTCATATCGACATTTCCAGCAATACCTGAAATCTTTCCGGTACTTGAATATTGCCAGATACCATAGTTAGGCGTGCAAGTAGGTTTACTGCCGTATCGAGCTATCCATTTATCGAACTTTGTTAGTCTTGAAATATCAAGACGTTCCATAAATCCTGATACGTCAGAGGCATAAACACCACAATAGTATCCTGCCTTTTCCATTGTTTCGCAGAATCCAATACAAGCATCAGTTGCACCGGATCTTGATGCTGGGCTTGTCTCTTCCAGATCTATGTATACAGGGTACTCAAATAGCTTATTCTTGATTATTTCCAAGAATCTCTTAGCATCTGCAATGCCGTCTTCTCTTGATATGCAATATTTACCTACATAATAATATGCACCGACAGGCAGTCCTGCTGCCTTAGCTCCAGTATAATACTGCTCGAATTTTGCATCTGTATAAAAGCCGGCATCTGAGCCTCCAGCTTTTAAAATAACAAATTCAATTCCTGATGTCTTGACTGCTTTCCAGTCTATTTCACCTTGCCAGCGTGATACATCAATCCCTTTTTTCATCTTCATTCTCCTTCTTCTTAAACTGATTTCCAAAATAAAAGACAAGTATGGATGTGTATGTCGTAGCAAAAAATTCTGGTATTTTTCTGTCATTAACTATAAGATAGACAAATGTACCAGTTAAGGCAAATGTTATTATAGTTTTCACATCAATTAATTTTGCGATTCGGTCTCTTATTTTCATTTTATTCATTGATCTCACTCCCTAAGAGCTAAACAACCGTCATAAACATATTTGGTGCCGTCCAGATCAAAGACGGTACTGATGCCTAAAATCGGCGAAAACGGCACGAGCAGAATATCAGGGGAATAGGTTCCGTTGTCGAATAAATACGGAACGATCGCAGCTTTAGCTGATTCCCCAAATGCACGTTCCAGCAGTTGTGAAACATTATCTATACCCGTTCCGCTGCTTGGATATCTTGATACTTTGGTAGATATTCCGACATCTGCACCTATTATTCGACAGTAATGATATCCGAAGACACCTTTAGCGACAGCACAGGTAGTTCCGTTATCAGATTTTGATATAAAAATACTGCTATTTTCATCCGAGAAAAGAGCTATACCTTTGCTCGTCTTATATGCTTTTCTCCATAGCCTTGAAGAGTCAGTAGATAATAAGTTGTCTCCTCCGGGAAGTGTTATACCAGTGTTATAACCACCATTCGATGATATTTTTAAAAATGGAGTGCTGCCGATCATGCATGAGACAAACACCCCAGAAGAATCTTTAACTACTTCATCGAAATATTCTGAAGCATTCTCTAACAGCCAGTCATATAGCTCAGCTGCATTTGCTTCAGAACTCGTACTCATAAATACTGTTACTTCTATAGCCATTTTATCCCTCCGTCACTGACATATCAGGTACAACAAACTTTATCTCCGTTCCGTCTTTTATATAGCCGAAATCAAACACAAGATATATAATATTATTGTTACCCGAATTAAAATTAATTTCATACTGAGCAGGCACTTCTGCTGATTGGATACTCAGCGGTGCTGATCTTCCTAATATACTGTTTCTATATTTCTCTTCGATTGGACTGGTAGCAGTCGGTGCAGTGTTAAGGACGTAAATGTATTCGTTATTACTGCCGTATCCTCCGATTTCAAATCCAGTTGGTGAATAGAACTCAACATTGATAGTAATATCAGTATTTTTCTTCACTGTCAACTGAACATATAGATGTTCGTATCCAGAACCACCCTTATAGGTTATTTCATTACCATCTATATTGATATAGCTGCTTGATTCTCCTACATAAGTAAATTCTGATAGTTCAGGTATCTCAGTTAGCAAAGCAATATCAGCCGCTGTTCCTAAAACTCCGCCTGTAGCTACAGCTAAAGTAAAACCACGATATGAATCTGAGGTTATCTTTATATCTTTCATAGCCGCTTTTATTCCGATTTGCTCCGTAAGTCCGACTTTGAATTTGAGATTGGATGAAAGACTAAATCGAGTATTCATATTACCGGATCACCTCCGGGAACTGAATGCACATAGAGCGTACCGAAGAGCTTACGATAGCTGTTGCCTTCTGTATCAACAAGCCGGAAGTGTACATCATATTTATGTTCCATAAGCTTTATCGTGTCACTGCTTGTAAGCGTTACCGAGAAACCTGTTGCATTAGGAGTACATTCCTTGCATATAGTTGCAATATTCGGCTCATCTGACCGAGATACTATGATCTGCATCGTACACTCACTAAGATTCACTGCTGTATCAGATTCCACCTCTATTTCAAATGACGGAAGCGTATCACCAGCAAGACATTCCATGTCAGGAAGTCTGTCATAAAAAGATTTTCGCACTACATTCCACCTCCGAATACTTCATTCCATAGTTGACTGATAAGTGAACCAACACTATATGTATTGTCATTCCATTTAAAAGTTAAAGTTTCTCCTCTTATGGTTCCGTGTGACACAATATCGCTTTGTGACGTGATGTCACCTTGTACAGATATATCTCCCGTTGATGATATAATGCAGCTTGGCTGCTGTGCGTTGATTCCGTCATAAAGGAATATTGCACCTGCCTGTATCAATACTTTCTGGTCGATACCAGTGTTTTTGAACTCTATCTGCAAAGGAGTTATCTGCATATTCCAGCCGGAATAGCTCAGATTTATCGCATCATAGTTCTCACTGTTTGTACTCATATTGATGCGTCCGCCTGTCATCTGCAAAGCTGATGCCTGAACCGTACCGTTAGGAAGCACACGGAAAGTACCGCTGCCATTGTTTATGTCGATACTCGAAGCGGTGACGTTGCCGTTAGTGTCAACATGAAATGTACCGTTGCCGTTTATGATCTCCAGACCTCTGAGGACTCCGGCAGTAATAAAGTCCGCCACGAATCCACCGTTGAGCGTGGCTGCCATAGTATACGGTCCTGCATATCCGTTATGACTTACACCCCAGCCGCCCAAGTTGTACCGCCATACGTTTGTAGCAGTCTCTTTGCTGTCAGTATCCATGATAAGTATCTCATTGCCATTTACAACCACATGACCGTTTATACCAGCATTGATAAGGTCTGTAGCTGTAGCTTTCGCAGATGCAAGTATATCAAGCTTCTGCTTTGGCAGCTCATATTCAATAAGCCTTGCAGTTCGTGTTGCTATATCTGTGATTCGTTCAGCTCTGTCGCCTATCTCAACAACAGGGGCATAAGGCTTGTATATGTCTATTGATCTCCTCATTACCCTGAGTTCTTCGTCTATACTCATGAACTCATTAAGAAATGGATAAGTATATCCGCACTTTATCTGCTCATAAGAGCTGTTTATTGTGCTTAGATCGAGCACCTGAGCCCGATAAGCTTTGCGTATACGATTGTTATTTGCAAGGTAGTTCTGCCCAGCGGTCATCAGGTTAGCCGGTATTGTAATATCATCGAATGTAGCTGTTCCCTCGATTATTCCGTATTTTTCTATAGCATTTGCATCATCAATATATATGCATCCGCTGTTGATCTCAGCGATCGTCAGACGCTCCGCTGATTCATCCGGTGTGAGCTGACATCCAAGAGGTATCAGTCTTGTAATGATGTTAGTACTGTCAGTATCAACGCTGAGAGCCTTTATATTATCTGCAAGCTTTATCTGAGTAGTACTTATGCTGCCGATTTTCTCCATAAAGTCAAGAACGAGTCTGCCGTTGACTCTCCGGACACGTATCTCTCCGCCTATACGCTCTATCAGATTCACTCGTATCTCTTCAAGTGTGCTTCTGTAAGCCGTTGTCTTACTGTTGGTATTATCGCCGGAAATGTTGCAGATCCCAAGATATATCCTCTTATCCTCAGATACATTTGAATTATGAATGCTGAGCAGTGCCGTCAGAAATTCTTCAACAGTGCTGTTCTCATAGTGATGATAAGGCTGAATACTGTCGCATAAGTATGCAAGATAGCCTTCGCAGATACCGCTCTTGGATAAGCTGCCTGAGGATGTCATATCATCACTGTGAGTAAGCAGCGTTCCCTCGAATTCGATCTCACTTGTCAGAGTGTTTGTCACCTCGATGATGTCCTTTCTGTCATTGAGTTCATTTTCAAACAGTGGATTCGAGACTGGTATCTTAAATGAGAATTTTGGTATCTGATTCACTTCATCGTCGATGCGTCCGGAGGATAGTCTGTATCTGCTTTCTGTATCTGGTTCATGGAGCAGCTCACCGTTTATAGTTATTCTATACAATTATATCACTCCTTTTCCCATTTCTTTCCAGTCGTTCAGAAACTGTGCCCAGCCGGCAGGGGTATTACTATACTTGCCACTGCCGACAGCAGCATAGAAAACTTCCACAAGTCCTGCATCAGAACCGGTTATCGTACCGTCTATATCAGCATCGGCAGCCTTTTCTTGCTCATGATCCAGACCGCTTGGAAGTCCTGCACCTATATTTCCATAAGCATCAAGTATGACTGAAACATCTGAACCGTCAACACTTCCGTCACCGTTAACATCAGGATAATACACAGTATCAGCTGTGTACATCTTATTGCCGTTAGGATACATGGCAGGTTCAGCCTTGAAAGTCATTGTAAAGGTATATATTCCGTGTTTTTCTTCAAATGATACTGCCGGTTCCGATACCATGAAATAATAGTCTGGCAGCAGATCATCTATCAGTTTTCGTCTGCCTTCCCAATGAAATTCATTGATTATTCTGACAACTGTATCCTGAGCACGTCTTACATGGAAGCACATCAATTCAAACTGATAAGTTAATGTTCGCTCACCATAACTCTGTTTGCCGCAGACTGAACCAAAGTCATAAGTTACGCTGGAAAATGGGACACGCTCCTTATAGCTGTCCTTAGGAGCTGCACCGATATTCCTCTTTAACATTCTAAGGTCGAGAGTGTGATATGTATTTATATTTCCTATCGTTAATGCTGCTTTCATGCGAGACCTCGCTTTCTTAGTACGACTTTTTGTCCCTGTGCCTTATCCAGTTTGTCGCTTGCTATATCAACGAAACCCTCTGCGATTATTTCTTCACCGATCACAAGCTGTATATTAACAGGCTGACTGCCGGCTGCTTCTGCCGCTGTAGTATTGTTGACTGTGCTGTAGCTGTAGTTATTGACGATGTCTGATGTCGGACTTGGCTGAGATATACTGCTTATGTCAGTTGTCTGAGCACTCATGATCCTGAGTGCTCCCGGAGCAAATGACGGAGAATCATTTCTGTCAGGATCGTCAAGATCTATCTTTATTGCAGGAAGCTTTACCTCTGGTTTAAGAACTTCAAGACCTTGCAGAGCTTCAAGTGCCGCTTTTCCGGTCTCAGGTATCTCCCGAACAAAGCCTTCCTCGATGCCTTGTGCAAGATATATACCTACTTGGTCACGCATCACCTTTGACGGAGAGGCAATGCCAAAGAAGCCTTTTACACCATCAACAACCCCGTCTGCGAATCCGGACATCTTATCGTCTAACCAGTCTGCTGCCTCATCGATGCCTTTCCAGAGTCCCTCTACAAGTTCCTGTCCTATACGGCGGAGCTCTGACGGCAAAGACTTTATCTTATCAACTATAGCGTCAAAAAGATCACCGGCTGCGGTCTTTCCGGCAGATGCGAGATCAATTCCCCATGTCACTACTTTATTAAGAGTATCGTCAAGCTTTTCTTTTATCTGCCTCGGAAGCCTCGTGAAGAAATCAGCAACACCGTTCAGGAAGTCTCTGCCCGTCTCGGAAGCCTTGTTGTTCATATCAGTCGCCCAGCTTCCGACCTTATCAAGAGCATTTTTCAGAGTGTCAGCTATATCATCAGGAAGTTCATCGAAGAACTCTATGAATCCGGATACAGCGTCTTTAGCTCCCTGAACAGCTGAATCTGATATATCTGACAGCCAGCTTCCTACTGCTAAGAGAGCATCTCCGCACACATCATCAAGCCAAAGGAGAACATCAGCACCAACTTCACCAAGCTCGTTCAGCAGTTCTTCAAGTATCTGAGGTACTGCTGCAACCAGAGAACCAAGAAGTATCAATGCTGCCGCCAGAAGCTTTGGAGCATTCTCTATAAAGCATCGTGCTACAGCCTCGATAATTTCTATTGTGACACGAGTCATCTCATCGGCATTGTTAGATATATAGTCTGCCAGAGATATGATAATCTGCACTGCGGCATCTATCAAAGGATCTATATTCTCTATCAGAGATCGTGCGAGGACTTCGATAGTTGAGAGGATCGCATCGAGGATAATATCTGCGTTATCAGCCAGAACCTCAGCTAAAGATACTATTATCGAAACCGCCGATTGTATAAGCTCAGGCAAATTATTCTTCAGCATATCCGCAAATGACTGTATCATTTGCTTTGCAGTGCTTTTTATTTGAGATATATTTGTTGAAAGTCCTTTAGCAAATTCGGATATAGCTTTTACTGCAAGTTCCGCCAGCTTAGGCATGAGCTCGCCGAATGTAGTGACCAGTGTGCCTATGATGCTCATTGCGGATTCAGTGATGCTTCCAGCGTTATCTATAAGACCGTCAGCAAGACTAATGACGATAGATGCACCTATGTCTGCAAGCTCAGGCAGGTAGCTGGTTATCTTCGTTATTGCCTGACTTAATACATCACCGGCACTTTCAGCAAGTCCTTCAAATCCGCCCTCTTTAAAAGCTGCTGTCAGCTGAGAAAGATACTCTCCGCCTGTCTGAGCAAGGTCTCTCAGAGGAAGATTCATATCTTCATATATAGCAATACCGAAAGCCTCAGCTTTTGACTGTAAAGACTTGATGTCTCCTTCAAGAGTATCATTCATAGTCTCAGCCATTTGAGACATAGCTCCGTCACATTCACTAAGAGCTGTAGTCAGATCATCAAACTCCTGACCGCATCCTGCAAGCAGACCCTGTGCTGCTGCGAGGTCTGTCTTATTAAATATCTGACTGAGTATTTCTGCTTTCTCTCCATCACTCATACCTGACAGAGCTTTGTCGAGATCTGCGAAAGTCTCATTGAGCGGACGCATATTTCCGTCAGCATCCAATGCCGATACACCAAGATTATCAAGTGCTGCTTTTGCTGTGTCTGTCGGAGCTGATAAGGAAAGTATCATATTCCGCAGGTGAGTACCGCCTTCTGCTCCCTTGATACCTCTGTTAGCAAGTACGCCAAGAGCAGCATTAAGCTCTGTAGTACCGCCTGCAAGAACTTTAGCTGTACCGCCTACAGTTAATATAGCTTCTCCAAGCTGAGATACAGACGTATTAGCCTTGCTTGCAGTCAATGCCATTTCGTCGCCAAAGCGTGTAAGGTTTGTACTTGTCGCTTCGATACCAAGTGCAGCCATAGCATCTGTTGCAAGGTCGGATGCATATGCAAGATCCATACCGCCAGCTGCGGCAAGATCAAGTACTGCCGGAAGTGCATCAGCAGCAGTAGCCGCATCATAACCGGCAAGAGCAAGGTAATTCAAAGCTGAAGCTGCTTCTGATGCAGAAAAAGTTGTTGATTCTCCGGCAGCGGCAGCGGCTTCTTTCAATAGCTCATAGCTATTAACACCGTCTTCTACGGTATCCTTTGTGATACCCATAGTAGCGATTACCTGTGCCATACTGCTTTCAAAGCTGCTGCCAACATTGATAGCGTAACCGCCTAATGCCGCAACAGCTCCTGAAGCAGCCGTGACCGCAGACGTAACTAATGCCATGCCTTTACTTGCTATTGAACCAATATTGTCAAGTCCCTTTTTAAATCCAGACTGATCTATCGCAGTAGCAAATTTTAATACACCGTCAAAAGCCACACTGATCCCTCCTTATGGATCGTGCGGCTCATAGGCTCATTGCACTTGTTTTCCGTTTTTTATTTTTACTTCAAATGTTGTTTTACAGCCCCTTGTACACTTGATAAATACTCCGGAGCTTATAGCGTTATTGGCATATAATATAGTTTTAGCTCCGCAGTTAGGACAGCGGAGCCATTTCCTTTCGGTTTCTGGTATAGGTATCTTTTCCATTGTCACACCTCAAATACAGCACTTATCTCATCGTCAGTCATTTCATATGGTATAGCGATACGACGCTGTATTTCCATTATCCTCATGCGTTCAGCATCATCCTTTATCTTGCTGAGATCAGCAGAGCGATAAGCTATACGCTTCTGACATACTGAATTGTCCGGAAGTGCAGCCATAAGGCAGCGGAACTCCCACCAGTGCATATCAGTATTCAGCAGGTCGATATTATAGTATCTGCGAAAATCTCCAATGATATATTTAGCGTCATACTTCCAGCTGAATACAGGTCTGTGAGGTTCAGTATTGCCTTGCTGTATGCTTTCTTCCGGAGGATCAGGTTCCAGAGCGTCAGCTCTATAGAATGATATAAGCTTCATGATAAGCTCTTCTGTGATGTATTCCGGTGGACTTATCAGCCACTGCACAGCTGCGGTCACTTTTTCTTCTGCCGTCATATCATCATCTGCAAGCATATCGGCAAAGCGAAACCATTCCCGGAAGTCAGTGATGATCTCATATTCGGTATCATCAGCCTCTATAGTTTCCGGAAATGGCTCATACAAAGCATTTATCATCTTTTCTTTGCTGCTCTACGCTGCTGGCGGTTTACAGGGCGATACTTGGAAAACCTTTCAGCTTTTCTCTGAACTATCTCCTGCTGCTGTGCCGAAACAAAGTTGAGAAAGTTGAAGTATATATCCTCATATTTCTCCGCATTATCCGGAACACCTGCAAAAATCTTCTCTGAGGTACCAGTACCGAAAAGGTTATCAAATACATCTCTGTAAAGCTTGCAGTACGCTCTGATGCGTTCGGACAGCTTTCCGTCCTTAGGCAGTGCGTCCTCGTTATTTTTCATTTCAGCGAATGCACGTTCATAGCGTTCGCTGGTATCTGCATCCTGTAAGTCAAGTTCAAGACTTACACCATTTATTTCCCATATTTTATGGCTCATAGGCTCATCTCCTTGTATTATTCTTCCTGAGCTTCTTCCTCAGGTAACTCTTCTTGTTCTTCGTAGTCGCTGCCGGAGTCTTCCTCCGGCACTCCTACGTCTGTCTAATCGCTGGCAGGAGTAAAAGTACACGTCTGCCAGTCATCAGTAGTTGTGGCTGTACCAATTATCTGCTCTCCATGGCATTTGAAATTGCCGGAGTAGGTCATGATATTGATATTATCTCCCTCAGATGCAGGGACTACAGCGTAAGGACGCATAACAGCCTCTCCGGTATCAGTGTCGACAGTGACTATATTTCTTACAGCATCATTGCCGATAAGCTCCTCATCGTGTATCTTCACGATGTCATCCTGTACGGCACTGTTACGATGCCTGTCGAATGCGTAAGATATAGACGGTGAATAGCCTACTACATCAGTCTCCTGAAAAGGCTCATCAACATACTGACGGCTATATTCTATAGCATTCTTACTTGCTGAAAGCTGTGTGAATTTAGGCATTCTTGTAAGTGTTTCGGTTGTGGTGCCGCTGCTTGTTGTCAACACACCATAAAATGAAACTTTCTTATGTCTGGCTACTATTCCGGACATTTCTCATTCCTCCTCATATATTAGTCTGAGCTGTATCTGATAACGAGCAGTGTTGCCGTCAGCAGAAAAAGCATATCCTCCTGTCAGCACTTCGATGCTCACAGGCTCTCTGCCGTCAAGATCGGGCAGATTATCAGAGTTATTCTGATCGTTTATCCATCTTTCAAATTCTTCGTAAAATGCAAGATTCTCAGTACATCGCTCTACATCAGCTGCATAGACCTCACGGCTGGCAAACAAGAAAAGGAACTGCTTCATACAGCCGCCGTCTGTGTATTTCCTGTATACAGGATCACACGGAACAGCTTCTATGGCGTATTCGACCGGTTTGTCACCAAGATAATCGACCATAAGGCATCCGTCTTTTAGTTCCGGATATGACATGATAAAATCTCGCAGACAATCTATTATCGGTTTCATTTCTGTAGTCCTTTCAGTATATCTTCTTTATGATCTGCTTTCATACGTTCAAACCACATTTTTCCACGCAGTCCTTTTGTTCCTTTAGCAGCATTTAATCCGTCTTCACCATATCCGCCGTTAGTATAATACTGCTGACGTGCATATGGTGCTGTATATTCGACAACACCAGATCCGATAACAGTACCTGATATGCCGCTCTTTTTTAGAGAGCCATGCCGAAACGGAACATACTGATCTGAATGCTTAATGACTTCACTATCAATATACTTCTGTGCCTGAGAAAAGTTCTCATCTTTCCTTTTCGGAAAATCGGAACCAAACTCCACACCTTCAAACTTTATCATATTGCTGTCACCTCAATGTGCTGAACGGCAGGCGAACCGTAGCAATAATCAGATACTGACATTATCGTTACCGCATCATCAGGCGGCTTTTCATCATCGATTATCTCATCAACTATTCTATCGTCTTTTTTAGGAACACAACTTCCTAATGATGATACAGGAATAGAAATAAAGACCGCATTTTTTGGACTGCGGTCTTTGCCGTCATTCTGTTTCTGAGTTTCTTCCCAATATACAGCACCGAGCACTCTGCGTACATATGTCGGAGCTCGATTGTGTATAGTTTTTTCATAGAGCGTACAGCCCTCTCTGTTTGTGAACATTATTCCACTCCTTTATAAAGGAGTCCGGTCATACTTAAATGCTTATTTATGATATTGCCTATCAGATCAAGTAAACCGGAATCCTTACCGTTAAGCATTGCAGATATACTCTCAGAACTTGAACGATAAGTTACACTGTATTGTCCGAGCTTTTCTGATGATACATCAGAACCTGTACCTGTAGTGCTGCCTGATGAGCCTGCCGAAAATCGATAAAGATTATCGGCGAGCTCACAGCAGCAGGAGCTGACTTTATCTGTAAGCTCCTGAGGAATTCCGCTAACAAGACGGTCAAATGTATACTGATCTACGTATTCAGAAGCTCTGGAAGAATAGTAGCTGAACTTTTCTTCAGGTATCAGACTTCCTCCATAGCTTTCTGAATAATATCCATAGTCTGCATATCTCATGTTGCAATGTCGCTTGAAGCAACTGTTATATAGCCGACCGCTTTTACCTTTGATGAGCTGAGATTAACTATTTCAAGAATATCACCAGCTGAAACGCTGATAGCGGTCGTACCTGATGTAAGCGATGTACCGCCATATGCAGTTGATGTCATATCATAAGCAGCACGGCTTGAAGGATTTATCTTGTAAGCATATGTGTTACCGGTATTGCCTGCTGTGATAGTTGCGACTGTCTTTCCGCTTGCACCTTCTCCTGTTGCTGCTGCAAGTGATATTGAGAGTGCCGCAGGAGAGTATACAGCACGGATAGCATTGCTGCGAGTAACCTTATGATCATAAACGTTACGTCCCTGAATTGCTGAAGCTCCTATATAGTTGCCAGAGCCTGAAAGGTCCTGAAGATGTACCGGAACAGAAAATTCTCTTGCTCTTGTTGCAAAGCGAGGATGACCTGCGATCATTGCAAGGTTAGCAGTTTCATCCTCCCATTCAATAACAAGGAATCCAGCTACTTTACCAATAGCACCAGTTTCTTTGACACTATCTCCGAGACTTGATGCATCAGTGAATTCCGGTGATTTAAGAACAAGTGCCATTGCGTCGGGAGTAACAAGAAGATAACGATTCCTCTTCGGGACGTGAGCTTTGTTCATAACTTTGCGAACATCTACGATAGTGCTATAGATATTATCCTTAGTAAGTGTCTGAACGTTAATAGGTGTAGAACCAGCGATAAGAGTTGTACCACCGTCAGTGTCAATCTGCTCGGCAAGGCTGAACGTACCGCTGTCAAGACGTTCAGCAACTATATCATCAGGAACTGATGCAGCATCGTAGCCATCGATGATCTCATTGATAGCCTTGTCCTTTGTGATATTCATTGTAATATATTCCGTAGTACCTGTGCTGCCGCTTATTCCGTTAGCCTTGTCGTAGTCTGATACCTGTACTTCCGTATCACGAGCAGGAATCTTTACGGATCCAGCTGAAGGAGAACCTTCATAGTCGTTATTGAATACGACTCCGTCTTTTAATACAAGCTCTCTTCTGAGCTTTGCATTAACAAGTTTAGAATATCTTTCCTGTAATTCATGAGCCATAATTGATTTCCTCCTTAGTCTATTTTAAGTCCGGGATTTCTTGCGAGAAAAGCAGCTTCTACTCCTGTTGCACCTGCTGTTCCTCCGCCGTGGGTGTTGTAAGAAAACTTAGGCGGAACAGTTTCAGTCTGAAATGCATCAGGGTGAGCTTCCTTGAAGGAGTTTATAACATCGTCACCGCCGATGAGCTTATCTCCTTCAAATTTAAGCTGCTTCTCAATGATCTGATTGGTGAGGTAGTCCTCATAGATGCTGTCTTTGAGTTTAAGTCCCTTTACAAGTCCGCTGACCTTTGTCTTATGCTCAAATGCAAGACGGTCAGCTTCTGACTTCTTGTACTTCTCCTCCCAGTCAGCTGCGGACTTCTTAACGCCCTCAATGTCCATGTCAGCATAGGACTTGATAGTGTTGTTTGCTTCATCGAGCTGTTTCTGGATAGCAGCAGCACTGTCCTTTTCTGTCTTGATGTCGGCATTGTAGGTATCGGTTATAGACTTCACAGCTGCTTCGTCCGTGATACCAAGACTTTTGAGAAATTCTTTGTTTATCATTGTGTACCTCCTTGAAAATGGGTATAAAAATAAGACGTGTTACCGTCTTTTTCTGCTTTTCATTCGTTTATGGCGTTTGCGTGCCAGTATCTGCTGGACGTAGATCAGGTACTCAGGGGAAGCTCTCTCCGGATATGCTAATATATCCAGCATTGCAAAGTTTCTTGGGTTGTACATTGATATATCGACCACCTTTCATTTATTTTTAAGTATAATAAAAACGCCCTTTAAAGAGCGTTTTAAAAATCTTCTTGCCACGTTGAATAATACTTGCATCGAGCACATCGTATCTTGGCATTTTTTGTATCGACAGTGGTAAGTTCAGGAACAGATGAAACCTTTATCAAGCCGTCAAGTGCTTGAACTGTTTCAAAGCACAGTTCACAACATATCTCCTTGTTATGCACCGGACACACCCTGTCTGATGTTAAAGTGTTAATATCACATTCCGACATAACGTTTCATCACCTCCAAAATAGTTTTTTCTTCATCATTAAAATCGTTTCTCGACCATGTTGTTTTGTAGTACCATTTTTCTTCATGCTTAGCTATAGTCACAGAACCTTGGTCTGTTCTAAATGTTTGCCTCTGTCCATTCCATTGAACGAACATAACTTTTGACTCGTTAATATATGACCTCAAATCATTCTCAGTTATATTTCGTTCTTTCATTCGTCTGAAAATATGATCCGGTTCATTACACTTAGGTGATGGATCATTAGCAAGAATAGCACTTTTAGGTTTAGCAGGAACAGCAACTCCGACATTTTTAAAACCTGCTTCTTTTAGCTTGTAATTGATCATATAATAACCAAAATCACTGTCAGGATAATTTTTTATGTATTTTCCATATCCATTCATTATCTTGTCTATATTTATTATATCATTATCATCAAGCTTTTGCAAGATTTTTTTGTTAGCATGAACCGCTTTCTGTGAAATACTCTTATCAAAACCATTTGACCATACACGAGAGCCGTCAGGGAGCTGTCCTGTTTCATTAAGGAACTCCTTCAGCTTTTTCTCCTGCTCCTTCAGCTTTACCGAGGTTATGGTAAAGTCGTTTGAGAATTGCTTTGCAAGTTTCTCGTTGGCTGCGTTCTTAGCACCGGTATCGGCAGCTATCGCTTCACGTTTGAGCTGACGTATATCCCTTTCCATTTTACGCTGCATCTGAGATATTTCATACTGAGAATATTTTTCACCGTTGTACTCGATATTTTTAGCATTAAGCTCTTCAAGACGTTCCTCGGTATAAGCTCTTGTGCTTATTCCCTCGAAAAAAGGATACCAGTCATGACGGCAGTTCCAGCCGCCAAAGCCATCACCTGTGCCGTAACCTATGTCAGACTTAGAAAGATATCCTTTTCTGCCGCTCAGACTGACAACCTTTCCCTGCCATTCCGCATGAGAGGGACGTGCTCCGGAGTGAGCTGTTATCTCCATAAGGTCTGTACCCATATCCTGAGCATTTATCTCTGAAAGCTTACGGCAGGTCTGACCGACACCGGTTAGGACTGAGCGTCTTACTGCTACATCGAGCTTGTCTGTGTGACCGGAAGGATACATGACCTCAGTGCCTTCCGCTGCCGCTGCTTTTACTGCATTGCGGATAGCAGTGTTGTAGTCGAATGCACCGCTCGTTATCTGCATATATGCATTGTTTACAGCGTTTATATATAGCTGCTGCGAAGTATTAGCTGTAGTCAGAGTTAAGTTGCTCATGTCACCGGCACATTTTTCATATCCTGCATTAAGTGTTTGCAATGCTGCTTTTGAGAATGTGCGTATCTCTTTATAGCCTGCTGCTTTTGCAAATACATTATCATTCTTTGTAGCAGTAACACCAGCATCCTCAAATATCCGCCTTATTTCATCCTGTGACTTACCGGAAGCATTTCCTACTTCTGTAAGTATCTCGTCATAGAGTTTGCCTGCTTCCTGAAGCTGTTTAGCCTGCCATTTTGCAGTCTCGGTCATTTCACCATTCTTTAAGAGCCTGCGTGTAATATCACTTATTATTGCATTATCGAGCTCTGCGTACAGCTCCACAAGCTGTTTTGTACATTTATCATAATAATCCGGTGTCAGCATTTCCGTCACCACCGAACAGCGGAGATGTTTCCGGTATCATTTCAGCTGCCTTTTCCTCAGAACATCCGAAATACCATGCCAGCAGCTTTTCCCATTTATATTTTCCGGCTGTAGCAAGCTGTAATCGTCTTGCATACTCAGCTTCACGGTCAATTGCGATACCATCGCCCCACTCGAACATTATTTCATAATCACCGGCAGGTGCAAGCTTGTAGTAATCGGCATACTCATTAATGATCCATACCAGATGTTTGAGAGCATCTTCCAGAGCTTTCTGCTTTTCCTGCATACTTGACCTTGATGTATCTTTGCTTGCACGTACTTCCTCGGCAGTCTTTTCGACTGTCTGAGGATCTGATATAGTGCCGTAAGCCAGATCGCAGTCAAATTCTATCCTCTGTAATATACGGTTGAATCCGTGAAATAAGGAGCTGTCACGTATGGCAGGTGAAAATTCTTTAAAAAGATTGCTGTCACCATTACCGTATAGGATACGATACAGTCTCTTTTTACCTTTAGGTATTTCAGCTTTGCCGTGATCCATTTTGAACATCGAGCTTTCAGCCATGACAGCAAGCTCTGAGCCCTGATACTCCCACATGATCTTCTCCCAATGCTGATCTGCCTGTCTGATATGTTCCGCAGCCTTTTTGTAGCAGGACATTCCAAGCGGAGAACCAATGTCGATATTATTCACATCAGGCATCCTGAAATATGCGAAAAGCGGATGCTCAACCCCCTGAATCACCATATCAGCTGTATAATCACTCCAAATATCAACATCAGTAAGACTGCACTCGTTTCCAAGAGTGTTATCACTGGAACTTGAAAAAGCTTTGTTCTGAACAGTATATGTACCGCTTTCATGGTCGAGCCTGTGATATTCGATTCGGCTGTAAAATGTCTTACCTGAGGTATATCGCTCGATAAATATAGCTGCTGTCATTTCACCGTCTGAACTGAATTCTACAGGAAAGAACCTGTCAGCGGTAATAGTTTCGACCTTGATACGGCTGCCAAGTAAATATGGCTTGAAGACTACTCCGCCCAAAGCACAGGCAAATTCTGTCTTTGTTCGTATACTGGTCATGAAATCTGAGTACTGCTTCTGCAAATATTCAGCACGTTCAGAACCTGTTATCCAAGATTTACCGTTGTTTGTGATAAACTTTGCTGTCTTGGCAGCTATGCCCGATGCAAGTTCAAGACTGATAACATCTTCCATCAACCAGTATGATTCATTAGTATAAAGCTTGCTCCAGCTTCTGATAGCTTCCTGCATTTTCGCAGAAACAGGAATAGATATTCCCATAGCTTTTTCAATTTCTGCTCTTGAGATCAAGCATATCACCTCCAAGCTCTCTCAGAATTGTGTTTCTGAGGATCGTATTAACAAGGTATCTTGTATCATCCATTGCGTGGTCGTTTTCTTTGATGACGGCATCAGTAGGAGCTTTTTCATCCCAACGGTAAAGGTGTATCTCTTTCAGGAATCCTTTGCAGCTCCTGTGAACAAGTATCCTGCCTTCTTTTATGAGCGTTGATGTCCTGCGGATACCTCCGAGAACATCATTATTAGCTTTACGGACGTTGAAGTATCCGTGACGGCGGACACACTCTATGAAGCTTGCTGCGGACGGATCAATAATGACCTGCTGAATGTTCCTGTCACCTGCAAGCTTTTCAAGCTCTGCATAGTGTTCTTCATCGGTTCTTGACACTCCTTCTTTTCTTGCTTCATAGTAATACTCAGCAACTCGGACAGCTTTATCATCAGTAACGCACCATAGTCCCATGGAACACGGATTAAGTGTACCGTAGTCCATGCTTATGTACCATTCACACCATTCAGGCTCTATAAATTCACTGAATATATACTTGTCGTTCCACTGAGTATATACGATACCGTCTGCTACAGCCCACTTTCCTTTGATGTATCTGTCATAGAACACTCCGGTATAAAGGCTTTCATACCTTGCCTTTATCTTTGGATCAAGTGAGTAGTTATCGTCCATAGTAAAGTGGAGATATGCAGCGTTTTTCTTTTCAAGCTTCTTTATCCACTCTCTGTAGAACCAGTGCTCCGGAGAATCAGGATTGCAGTTGAACCAGAATTTTGAGCCGTTAACGGAGCATCTTGCAAGAGCCTGCTCCACAAAGGACTTAGGCATAAGAGCGACTTCATCGAACATAACTCCGGCAAGGGTCATACCTTGTATGAGCATATACGATGCTTCATCCTTGCCGCCAAAGAAGTAATACCGGTTCGTATGTCCTCCTAATGTTACGTCAAAATAGTTACCGCTGATGTGCAGGTCTATTTTTGCAACTCCTTCAAGCCACTGCTGCATAGGCACTATCACATTTCTGCGAATAGAGCCAACTGTCTTTCCGCATACAGCAAATGTCTGACCGTTGAACTGAGTACAGCTCCAAAGCATGAAGCCTATAGTCATGGATATGGATTTTCCTGAACGTACTGAGCCATCACATATTATTGCATCGCAGGTCTTGGTTTCAGGCAGTTTCCACCATATCATTGACTTAACTTGCTTAGGTGAAAATTTTTTATATATCACTTGCACTCTCTCCGATCATTTCAAGCAGATTTGTGATGTTGCTTGAATCTGTCTCGATCTTTTCACCTGCTCCGGCAGCGTTAACGATCTTAGTGATCTCTGTTTCTGCTGAAACAAGTGCAGTATTTTCTTTCAGGAAGTCGTATAGTTCCATATGACGCTTCCGGAATTCCTCTGCAAGTTTCTTACGCTGTTTCGGTTCAGGAGTGTTTAAATAGTCTTTAACAAATGTTTTCAGGTCAGTAAAATCGGATTTCTTTACAGCATTTTTACTGTCTTCATATTTGTTGAGTCCGCTGATCAGAGTATCAAGACTTTTCTTTTTTATTACGTTCAATCTGCTCACCTCATTTCGGATATAAAAATAAGGGCATATTTGCCCGTTTTTGACACGCTATTTGTTTGGAGTATAATTTCACTGCTCAGATTCTTTAAACGCTTAGAATCAAAATTAAACGCATTTTAAACGATGTTTTTGGGTATGCTCCGCCATTCGGACAGCATTATTATTGTTATCCGTTGTGATATTATACCCATACGCTCATCAGCCGGGACGAATCAACCGTGAAGATGTTTACGTACTGTTTTCTATATAGCGGTCACTGGAAGAGTTATTTTATACTCTTTTCCGAATAGCTCTACCTTTACTTTAGCTCTGCGTTGTCTCAGGTCTAACGAAACGATATTATCCACATAATTTCGCAGTACACCTGACAAGACCATTTTTGCACCTGCTGCACTTGTATATACCTTTGATGTTTCTATAGGTACACCGTCATTGTAAAGTATCCTGATATACATAGCTTCGTCCTTTGGCAGCTCCTCAGGCTTCCCGAATCCAAGGAATCTAAGTATGCCGTTGACTGAACGTATACGGTAATATGTATCATCCGTAAGCTCACATTCAACGAATATGTACTGCGTAAAAATAATGCTCCTGCTTAATTGCCAGCTTCCGCCTCTGCGGATCGGCTGCTCTTTCATAGGACACAGGGCATTATATCCAAGTTTCCTTATTGCTTCTGCCGCAGATACTTCAAAACCGGGCTTGACCTGCAATACATACATATCCATATCATCACCCTGCTTTCGATTTTTCTTTAAGGAATTTCTTCACTTCCTTGAATAGTTCCGGACGTTCCGCAGCCATTGCCTCAAATATGAGTGACTGGAATTGTTCAGCTCCGTTTTCAAGTATATCCTTGTTCTTGATGTCAACATTACGCTTGTATGCTGCTGCTCTGGTAAGAGCTATAGCGTGCTTTGAGAGCGTGTCGAAGTCAACTTCCTTCAGCTGTTCTTCATTCATACGGCTTACAGCATCCAGCATCTGACCGCTGAGCAGTCTGAGAATGCCTTCTGTTATGTCAAGATCCGGATATTTTTCAGTTTCCTCCATGATAGCTCGGAAATTCTGCTGGCTCATCCTCAGTGCGTCCAGTGTGCTCATAAGGTTCTTGGCATATCGTCCGACAGCTGCTATAGATACGCTCATACCGTTCTGCTTAATATAGTCAACGATCTCACGGTATAAAGCCCCTGTCTTTATCATTTCATCGACAGTTTCTTTTACTGTGGGATCAAGCTGATCTATCTTAGAGTGTTTCCTGTTTCCCATATCAGACCTCTATACATTCGTCCGACTTCACGCAGGCTATGATCTTTATGCCTTCCGCCGAGACTTTTGCCTCGATCTCATAAAAATCACAGTCTGCGAGAGTCGTTGGCTGCTTACTGCGGATGTTACGCATATTGATGTAACCAGACTCGGAAAGGTAGTTTACACTATCCCTGAGCTCCTGCTCCGTAAGCGTAGGCTCCAGTGCATATTTAAGCTCCGAGAGCTGTACATATTTTTCCCGGAGCAGGTTTATGCCTTTCAGTACTACGCCGTTATTCCGGAAAAACTTCTTCTGCCGGATACGCTCCTGCATTTCTTTTGTTTCCAAGATCACTCACTCCTATCTGCTGCAATAGCTGTCTATCTTACTTTCAAGCCGTGTCATTACACGGATAAAGTCTTCATTTTTCGTTGTATGCTCCTTGATATAGTCGATATTATCCGTAAGCTTCTGCATAGTAGCTTTTATTTCAGCTACTTCAGCTTTGGTAGCATACTTCTCTGATAGCTGATATAATGCTTCACGGAACTCTATGTTCTCTTTTTCACGGCGATCCAGTCTATCCATTGTGCGTTTAAGGAAATATCCGATGATTCCGAGAGCAATAGTTATTCCGGTCGTTATTACAAAATATATAAGGTTTCCTGACATTGTTTTCACCGCCTAAAAAAATATGGTATAGTCGATCTCTTACAAATCAACTATACCATATTAATTGTATAAACGTCCAATACTCATTTGACGGAATTTCAATCATTTTTCTGTCTCGAATTTCAGCTGTCCTTCTAAAGGAGCTGATCTTAATTCCTTCCGTTTTGGTGTAACTATCGCTCTGACGGTATTCTTGCTTAACCCATATTCAACTGCCAGTTCTTTGAAGTTGTCACCGTCAAACTTTTCGTTCAGTTCCTGATCTCTTACACCTTTCATAACTGAATTTGCCTGCTGGACATATATCGGCATACCGCCGTAGTTTTTAACAAGTCTCTTATATGCTTCAAGCCCTATAGTTTCAGCAAGCTCTCTCTGTTCGCTGTCTCTGAGCTGTTCAATATCTGTAAGCTTGTCAATATCCATTATCCGCTGCCTCCTTTTGAAGCTCTGCGTTCGGCACTTCTAACATAACGTTTAAGCTGCTCTATAAGTCTTTTTCCGTCATCAAAGTTTATCCAGCGAAATGGATCCTTCTTTGAGGCTGTTATTCCAAGTATCTTTTCTATGGCTCCTATAAGCCTGTCTGCTATCGGTACTTCTCTGTGTTCAAGTTCGTCAAGCCGGTATACAAGTGACCAAGCTTTTTTCTGCTGAGACAATGTCATCATGCCCGGAACTTCCTGTTTGAAGTCGCTTCTTTTCTTCAGCGGTGTATTTCTGTTTTTTAGTCTCATACGTTCCTGTAGTTCTCGCTGAACATCCTTAGCTTCACTTGCAGTAAGGTCGCTGACGTGTTCTTTTCCGGTCAGCCCAAAAATGAGCTGATGAAAAGCATCTTCCTTGCTATTACGTTCTACCATTCCAAGTCCGGATGCCAGTGCGTAAAGTCTGCCGATCATAGTTGCCATAGTATCATCTCCTTAAACGATAGTTTTTATTCCTGTCTTTTGGAATGATGTGCTTGTTTCCTCTTGCAGCATCGATGATGCGACCGCCAAGAGCCTCATCTATTTCGATGAGCTCATTCAGATCACGCTCAGATGATATGAGCGTCATCATACTATTCCTTACACGATAGTCTATAAGTTCAAATGCCAGCTTTATATCAGCATCATTTATTGTCTGCTGCTTAAAAAGATCATCTATGTAAAGAACATCTGTTTTCTTGAAGCCGTCGATCAGATTCCTGTATTCCTTGTCATTCACAAGTGATTTCAGTAACGTCGAATCTTCTCTCCATACGAAGTATCTTGCAGACCGTCCTTTTTTTATCATAGCACCTACAATCGCCGTACACAGGTGAGTTTTTCCACATCCGGTCTGACCTCCGATATAGAAGCATCCAGAATCCAGAGCTGAAAAATTTAAAGCTGCTTCTTTTAGCTGTGACTGCCAACTTTCAGTGCATTCATAATTTTTAAAGGTGAATCGGCGGAGCGGTTCTTCAAGACCGCTCTCCTTTATTCTTTTCAGTGTATCTCTGATTTTCAGGCACTTGCATTCAGCCAGAACCTCATTTCCGTCAATTATCTTTTCTATATATCCTTTATTTTTGCATACTGGACAATCATATCCTTTGAGATCGCCGGTTCTTTTGTTATAGCTATCGGCTTTGAGTTTAAGCAGCTCAGTATATGACAGCTCCATATTGATCTTGGGAATCGTTATGTTCGGAAGCTCCATTCTGCTCCTCCTCCCAGTCACGCCTGTTCAGCCACGTCTGAGCAAGCGGTATGAATTTTGTATTGATATGCTTCCAGTCCTTCATCTTAGACTGACGTTCGAGCTCTTTCAGGAGCAGGTGGAGAGTGTCTTCATCTATACCAAGTTTCTCGAATGTTCTGAGAGCCTTTGGTTTACTTTCCTTACGGGGATAAGCTTTCCAGAATCTGTCGAACAGCTCATTGTTTGTTTCAGTTATTTTTCTCATTAATAATCACCGTCCAGTATCATTTCAAGTGCTATTAATCTCATGTCACAGTTGACAAGGTGCTGGCACTTTTCGCACGGATGCAGGAACTCGCACCACAGACCTCCTTCGTGCCTGCACATCTCTGAGACTTCAACAGTTGTTTTCATTTTCGTCACCTCCGGCAGCAGTTATCTCAGTCTTCATACCTCTTGAAACATTGACAGCAGCATTTACTTTTGTGATAACGTCACTGAGTATTTCATCAGAGATCTGATTTTCGTTGTTGACCTTTACGAACGTGCAGATGTTCTCCCATGCAGCAGCCTCGTTGATGAGATAGGCTGTATCAGATGCCTCTGTTTCAGAAAGACCGGCTATTTTTATAAGGTTCTGCTTATCCTTATCAAAGTTTACTCCCTTGACTTTTTTCAGCAGCACTCTTTTGGCTTTGTCATCACAGTTAAGACTGCTAATAATACCAAGCACACTTCCTTCACAGTACTCCCTGTGCCATATAGCTGAGAGTATACGTTTTGCCGGAGCTTTGAGTGTATATGTTGTTTTCTGCTCGACCATACTCGAATATACAGTACCGAATATGCTTTGAAGCAGCTCGCCGGCTACAACTGAAACTGTATCGGAAATAGTAACCGCAGCGGTATTGTTGCTGCTGCTTGTCCAGCTTACAGATTTGCGTTTAGTATCAGTCAATTCCTTTTCAGCTTCTACAAGGAGTTTAGCCTGAAGCATATCATATTCTTCAGCAAGTGCTTTCTTTTGTGCATTTATCTCAGCCATTCTGTCAATGACAGCGTTCATGTTATCCATATCAAATAGCCTCCTTCATTTCTCTGGCACATTCAGTACATATAGTGATGTCTTTGTATTTATGCACATTTTCGTATGCTCCGCAAAAACGACAGCGAGGTGCATGAGCTCGTACGATAATTGCTCCGTCAGGTGTCGGATCTATATCGACTGACATTCCCGGCTTCCAGCCAAGACGAAGCCGCAGGTCTTTTGGTATTGTAAGTCCTGCGGAACTTGTGAGACGTTTTGAAGTCATAAACATTCCTCCTGATATTTTATTTTCAATTTGCTTTGGTCTGCCATCATCAGTGCCGGTAGACCACTTCCGGCAGACAGCGGAATTTATCCGCTGTTTCGGCTACTTTCCATTATTCATTTGATCATCAAGCTCTTTAAGCTTTACATCGGCAATGATGTCATTCCATTGGGCATTCATAAAAATAGAGAATCCTGAGATTTTTATTATTATCTGAATCAGTTCCGACTTACTCAGCTTGACAAGCCGTTCACGCAGTTCTATTGTAGTCATCTTCCTGCTCCATTTCGATTGGTATTATTATTTGATAATTGTGCAGCTTAGAGCCTTCTGTATATCCTTTGCGATATATCTCCTTGTAGCGTGTTTCCTTGAAGTATGCTTCTGCAAGCTTCCAGCCAATGTATCCGATCATGCTCAGAAGCGTCGGAAGAAACACCTCTCCGCCCATTACAAAGCTTCTTCTTAGAAGATCCTCGACCGCAATGTTAGCTATCTGCATCAGACAAGCTCCGATAACAGCTCCGCAGCACACCGCTTTTATATACTCCTTCATAATTGTTCTTATTGTCCTTTCCACTTAGGTATTGTTCTTGTTCTTCCTGTAAATCTGCTTACCAGCAGCATTTCTTTATCTGTATTCTTCACTATGAGCCATCCTTCAGGATCAAGATTAAAGCTCCTGAGGAATATCTTCTGTGCTTTTGTAGGTGCTTTTCCGTGTTTCATACGTCACACCTCTATATTCATGCCTTTGGCGGCAGCTACAAGACCATTGAATGAATAGTCTTCATTGTCATAAGCGTTAGAAAACAGGTTTATGACTCCACGTATAGCCTGAGGAGTTTTAGCGATACGGAGTAGGAAATCTATTTCCTTATCCATATTTTCAGCTTCAAGCAAGGGGAAAAGCTTTTTTATATCTTCACGCTGTATCTGCTCCTTAGTATATACCTGCTTTTGCTTTGTACGGTTCGCTATCTGAGCGAATTCAGCTTTCTTGCTGCCGATACGAGCTACTGTGTCTAAATTTCCGATAAAGCATATTCCAAGTGTCTGACCTTTGTCGTTGAAGTAATCTGAGAAGCTTCTGAGTACTTCTATGCACTTCAGCGTAAGGTGTTGAGCCTCATCAAAAATGAGTACCTGACCGTCTGAGAGCTTTCTGGCAATTGCCAGCCATAGTTCATCTCTTGACTTTTCAGGAGATGCTCCAATCCTATCGGCAAGCAATTTGAGCAGGCTTTTTATATTGGTTAAACAGGGGTTAACAGTTATTAAAACGCTGTTTGCAGGATGATCTTCAACGTATTTCCGTGCAGCTTTTGTCTTGCCGATGCCAGCATCACCGGCAGCGACTGCAAGTCCGCCTTTGACCTGACAAGCTCCTATGATGTCATAAATTTGTGCTGAGATGCTTGTTGATACATATTTGAGCTCAGTATATGTAAGCTTTGCCTTTTCCTTTACTCCGAAATATTCTGCGATCTTATCGAACACCTTCTGAGGATCGGCAGCATACTTTCCGTTTTTTATCTGAGATAATGCTGTACCGGATATTCCTACCAGCTTTCCGACCTCATTCTGACTTATGCCACGTTCCCTCTGAAGCTGCTCCACCTTAGTCAGAAGTTCATTCTGTTCCTGTGAATACATACGATCATTCCTTTCTCTTAGCAGCATTGCGGATTATCCTTTTAAGATCATATACTGTAGGATTATCCGTTCCAACTGCTATTTTTTCTTCTATTGGTTCTTCTTTAGCCATAACAGGTATTATCTTGTTAGGCATTTCAATTCTGAACTTGTCCTTTTTATTCTTCTGAGCCTTATTTACAGTCATTTCAATAAGTGTTATACGCTGTTCGTTGGTCAGACTTGTAGTTATACCGGCTGCCTGTTCCTTGATGAATTTCGTTGTCATCCTGATCTTCTCCTGAGCATCAGCAACTTTCTGAACATCATTTTCAAGATAATCAAGCATAAGCTTGTCTGCGAGCTGCCATTCAAACATGAACTTATCTGTAGCAGCATCGTATATACGTACGCTGCTCAGATCAGCTGGATCGTATCTTACAAAGACTTCATGCCTTAGGTTCATAACAGTTTCTTCTGTATTCATATACCAGAGCTTCTCACCTGCGATAGTGATATATACACCGTCACGCTTTATCTTCTGAGCTCTTGTAGTACACATAAGCATGAGATTAAGATCCGCTGGATTCGCCTGACGTGATTCTTTTATAGTTTTGTTCCATACATCTATACGAGACATTCCTTTGTAACAGCTCTCTGAACCGCCATAATTCTGACAGTTATATTCTCCGTCGATCCATGCATCGAATACATCTCTCAGCTCATAGTCACGAGGTATCTTACCGTTCCTTATCCTGTATTTCAGACTTTCCGGACGTTCAAGGATAGTTCCGCCGCAGAAGCCGCTGAACAGCTTTGAAAACTGTTCCTTAACAGTTCTGAATGTTCTCTCAATAGGCTTTGCCCTTGCATTCCGGACAATAGCGTTACGCATTTCGATGCCGAGGCGTTTCAGAATCGCAGGCGGTTCAGGTTGTTCTTCCATAGATTTCCTTGACCTGTGACCTCTGCCGCCAAAGCTGATATTAAGAAATTCTCGACCATTATCTACATAGATGCATTTGGGGATCCCGAACCTCATAATACCATGCCTGAGAGCGAGGATAGTTGACTGAGCAGAAGGTGCATCAGTGATGTTCCAGCCGGTCATCACTCCTGATTTAGCATCAGTAAAAGCCGTAAGATACAGTCTATGCTTAGTTTCACCGTCAAGAGAGATCACATCAAAGGTGTGGTTGTCAGCTATCCAGCAGTCGTTAGCCTCCAAGCTCTCATACATTCGCATCGCATACGGAGCACAGCGGTCATTGAATGCCTTTTCACCTTCACGCATAAGAACTTTTATCGCATACTTTATATCTCTTTTAATTCGTCTCCGGAAGCTCTGTTCCGAAGGTATCTCACATACAAGCTCCGGGTAAAATTCCTCCGTCCAGTCGATAGTATCTCTGTAACAAAGGCTTGCAGTAGGCTGATTTTCGTCCAGCCAGCACCACAGGAAGTAGTCCCACACTGGAGCAGGTATCGTGCTTTTGCCTTTGTTCCATGCTCCTCGCTTGTCAATAAGACCTTCCATATCGTTGTTCCGGTACGCATTCCACTTCCGGTAAAGAATATCCCTCGATATTTTTGTATTTGGATGTTCTATCTGACATTTACCAACATAGAGCCTGTCAAATTCGACCTTGCTGCCCTTGTAGCCGTTCCTGAGTCCCTGCCATTCCTTTACTATCTCAGTCCAGACATTGACCTCAGCTCGCTCACCGGCAGTAAGCTCCTCGAAAGCTCGCTGCTTTCTGGCAGCAGGCTTTACCTTTTCCTTTACTTCCGGAAGTAAGCCTGCATCAGAGCGTTGACGCTTGTAGTATTTCTGCTGTAGCTCATCAGGAAGTGCAGATATAGGGATTTTATGCTTTTTGTGTCCGTTTGAAGGATCTGTATCCTGTTCTGAAACAAGCTTTTCAGTACTTATAAGCTTTCTGATATATCGTTCAGAACAGTTATTAAGTTCAGCGACTTCTTTTACAGTTAAGTATTCCATTATCTCTCCTTTCCGTAGGAGCAGGACGCTCCTGCAAATTTTTCTTGACGATTCATGGAAACTGTGATATACTATACATGAACATTTTGATAAGCCGTCACGCTGTATCATTTGTCCAATGTCGGTCTTTGAGTGTCGTTACCACTCTCAGACCGATTTTGTTTACCAGTCTGCCATCATCAGTGCCGGTAGACTATCTCCGGCAGACAGCGGAGCTTGTCCGCTGTTTCGGCTATTCTTCTATGTATATCGCACATTCACCGAGCAGATCGATGATGTCTCGTGTATATCCGACTATGCCTTCGTATCTGAGCCACACATCCAGTATCTCTGTCACAGGATACTCTTTCCTGATCTGTTCAAAGCTTTTGTAATCGCAGTTGTAGGTTTCGTTGAAAGCTTCTATGATTTTATCCGGCATACCATTACCTCTATTCCTCGATGAATACTTGCCACGACCAGTGATTTACAAGTACATTTTTGCAACCAGCTTTTTCAAGTATATCTGCAACAGCATCGGCGTTTTCTTTAGTTTCACACAGTATCCCTTGGAACTCAGCTCCTGAAGCTGGCTTGTAGAATACCTTATACATATATTTTTTTCATAGCTGTCACTTCTGAAATCTTCAGGATTCAGCCCGGTCTTTTCATAATCTCTGAGCCTACACAAAGCTCCATACATATTACCTTTGCAATCCTTGAAGTCAATTCCGCTGACGCTCCATGAGCCGTCAGGTCTTGTTTCTGTAAGCATCAGCTCGCCCTCCTCTCTGAGATACTCAGAAGTTCATTAGGCGAAAGACCAAGAGAGCTTGCGAAAAGCAGCAGGGTACTTGCTTTCGGTATAAACTTATCGTTTTCTACTCTGGAGATGTACCCCTGAGTGAGTTTTGTCTTTTCTGCCAGCTCCGGCTGAGTAAGTCCCAGCTCCTCTCGACGGTTTCTTATCTTATTTCCTAAGGTCATATTATCAGTCCTTTCTATTGAAAAATATTATTTTTTAGTATATAATGAGAATTAAGGGGGGTGAAAATAATGTTCAAAATGACTTATAACGAAATGTTAGAGCAATTAAGGAAAATATGTGCTTATTATTTCTTTGAAAAAGATTTTGATGAAAATATGATTCAAATTCTGAACAAATTTTCAGATTTAAATGCCGATGAGTTCGCTAAAAAATATGAAAGCAAAACGGATGAATTCATACATAAAATAGCGAATCATGTTGACGGCAATCGAGGAGAGAGCATCAAATTAATAAATCACGCTCCAGAAGAAATATTAGCAACTTTAATTTACAGGTTGATGACATTTGTTTCTTATTGCAATGAAAATCCACAGAAGCAGTATACTTTGCTTGAAGGAACAAATTCTCAGCTCGTTATTGAATGCCTTATTAATTTTTGGCATCATTACAACCAAGAAAGTCCTTTAATTTAGTAGGTTCCGTAGCTTCAGAGTTTTTATAAGAGCTGACAAATGAAGAGAAAAAGTTATTTACTTCTTTAAATGATGTAATTTTCGCCTGTTCCGCTGCAACCGGAGCAGGCTTTCTTCTTCTGACCTTTACTTTCATAAAAAATCATTCCTTTCCTATTTACATTTCAAGTTTCTTATGGTATGATTATCATAAGGCTTTTTATGCCCTGAGATATTCATCATTAATATTATAATAGATAATTATCTAAATGTCAAGCGTAATTTAGATAATTATCTACAAATGTCATAATGCACAAAAGGAGTTGATTCGTATTGTCTATGGTTGACAGAATTTGTGAATTATCGCAAAAAAATGGACTTAGTATTTCTGCTTTAGAAAGGACTTTAGGGTTAGGAAATGGTATTATAGGCAAATGGAGAAAACAAAGTCCATCCTGTGACAAACTAAAACTTGTAGCCGATTATCTAAATGTTTCAATTGATTTTCTCATATCTGGCAAACAACATAATAGTGAAATATTGAATGAAATAGAGGAACAACATATAAAAAAATACCGTATTCTTGACGAACACGGCAAAGAGATTGTTGATGCTGTTCTTGATATTGAAGTCAAACGCTGCGAGGCTACTCAGAGCCGTCCTTCATTCACATTCCGTAGACTAAGCGAGAACAAAGCATCAGCTGGGGCTGGTTTCAATCTTAACGATCCTGACCAATGGCGTTCTATAGAAGTTATTGACACTCCAGAAGCTCGACAGGCTGATTTTGCTGTCGAAGTTGAAGGTGAAAGCATGGAGCCGAATTATTATGACGGCGACATAGTGTATATATCTTTAGCTTCTGAGATTCCTATCGGTCAGGTTGGATTATTTATCCAGAATGGCAAAGGCTATATAAAAGAAGCAGGTGAAAATCGCCTTATTTCTCGTAATCCTAAGTATGATGATATTTTTCCGGAAGACGGAAATATCGAGTGCAAGGGGAGAGTAATCGGCGTTGCCGAACTTGCGTGATTTTGGAGGAAAGATATGAGTTTTTTAGAAAAGTTACTAAGGCGGAATTCAGCGGAAGACGAAATGATAAAAGGAAAAAATCCGCAAGCTTTTGACACTAAAAAAGAAAAAGAGTTGCTCTCTACATATTCAAGATATAAGGGCAGACTAAATTCCTCTGAATATTTTTCTGCAATGCCTATGATAGATTTCTATTACAAATTCAGGAATCTTGACAGTAAATATCTTGACGAGTGCATTAAGTACTGTAATATTTGCTTATCATGCTTAGATTCTCCTGATATGAGATCTGACATAAAAGGCGGCATACATATTCCTGCTTTCAAAAAACTTGTAATAATATATGAGAATCAAAAGGAATACGATAAAGCTGCATTTTACGCAGAACAGGCTTTAAAATATACGAAAAACAATTCTGATGATGCAGTTTATTATTCCAAGAAAATGAAAACCTTGATGAATAAGAAGTTTTCAAAATAATTACAAATGGTATAATAAATAGGTGCGGAACTGGTTCCGTACCATCGCTTTTTTAGTTCCGCAGTTCCGCAGGAGTATCTGTATACAAAAAGCAATTATTTTTATCTATTATTTAAAACATCATTTAAGATTTTAAACACAAAATAATGCTGTATTACGTTGTTTGCATAGTTTTTAAATTTTATTTAAACGCTGTTTAAACAGTTTTAAATACAAAATAATAATGCGTAGAGCTTACGGGAAATTCCGTAAATTCTACGCATTTTCTTTTGACAGTTCATATTTTGTTCATAATCACTTTTTGAGACTTTTCACACTTGATTCTCAGCTATTTTACGCACTTTTTCAGATGTTTCAAGTATTTTTTAGGCTTTTCACGCCTTTTTTCATATTTTGGATTCTGCTTGTCAATTCACAACCATTGAAAATCAAGAAAATCGAAGCACAGCCTGCTGTGGTGAAAAAGCTCCGGGTGGCTGCCTACTGCCGAGTCAGTACCGAGAATGAAGACCAGAAGGAAAGTCTGGAAGCGCAGCGTGAGCATTACGAGTCGTGGATCAGGATGCACGATGACTGGGAATGCGCGGGCGTGTTCTATGATTTCGGCATCAGCGGCACAAAGGCGGATGCCCGTGAAGGCTTACAGGCGCTGTTATACGCCTGCCGCACTGGAAGCGTCGACTATGTGCTGACAAAATCCATCAGCCGATTCTCCAGAAACACATCCGACTGCTTGTCACTGGTGCGTGAGCTGCTTTCATATAATATCCCGATCTACTTCGAGAAGGAGAACACTGATACCGGCAGCATGGAGAGTGAGCTGATTTTATCAGTCCTCAGCAGCATGGCTCAGAGCGAATCCGAGTCCATTTCCAAGAATGTGAAGTGGTCGGTGAAAAAGCGAATGGAAGAAGGCACCTTTGTTTTCGGCTATCTTC